TTTATATGGCAGGCAAGCATGAATGGCAAGCAGTTACAATGAACTTACGTGACGATGTTAACGGAAACGTACAACGTTCAGTAGGCGAGCAACTACAGAAACAGTTTGATTTCTTTGAACAGTCTAGTGCTGCTACAGGACAAGACTATAAGTTTACACAACGTATTGAAGTACTAGACGGCGGCAACGGCGCTAATACTCCAGCTGTACTTGAAACTTGGGAACTATATGGTTGCTATTTAACAAGTGTTGACTACGGATCAATGAGTTACTCAGCAAACGATGCAATGACAGTAGCTCTTAATATTCAATATGACAATGCTGTACAACTTAACGTAGGTGTTGGAACGCCTAATAACTTCCAAGATCGAAATACTGAAACAGGCACAGGTGCCACAGGCGCTGCCGCTCTTTAATACTAACTAAGAGATTGCTTGACTTCTAAGGAGCCCAATGGGCTCCTTATTTGTTATGTGCGCTGTTTAAATATAAGATAAATACTTTATGCCGTTAAATAGAAACTTTGATAACTTTACTAATTTTGATACCAACAAAGGTATAATGGGTGACTTTACTCACGCCTCAAACTTGTATCGTCGCAATAACTTTAGACTTGCGCCTAAAGTCAAATTCTTATATCATGTTGTAATAGATGTAAATCCAATAGCGTTACAATCATTAGGAAACAATGTTAGTAACTTATTAAACAAACGAGAGTTTAATATATTAGCATCATCTGCTGATTTACCAAACTACGATATTAATACCGAAACAATAAATCAATATAATAGAAAAAAAGTAGTTCAAACAAGAATAAACTATAATCCTGTTAATATTGAGTTTCATGATGATGCTGCTGGGCTAACAACATTATTGTGGGAAGCCTATTATAGATATTATTATGAAGACGGCAACTATGCTGATCAAGGAACTCGTCCACGTGCATATCAAACTGGCTTATACGATAGTGAGCCACAGAATACTTATAGACACGGTTTTAACAGATCCGGCAAAACATATCCATTTTTTAATAGTATAACTATACACCAACTACATCATCAAAATACTGATAGTCATTTTACTAGTTTTACACTTGTTAATCCTCTTATATCTGGCTGGGAACATGATAGAGTAGATCAATCAGATGCTTCTGGTATAATGAAAAATACTATGCGTGTTGATTATGAAACAGTATTATACGATAGAGGTTATACCGGAGATGATAATCCAGCAGGATTTGCAGATAACGCACACTATGATAAATCTCCAAGTCCGTATATTAGTACAGGATCGGGTAGTGATACAACAGGAATTGAGAATGGTTGGACTAAGGTATTTGCTGATATATTTTTAGACATATTAGGAATAACTGAGTTTAATACCGAACAGCAACGTAACCTAAGATCTCCATTTGTAACTAATCCAGTTACAACAGATAACAGAGTTCCATTTAATAGTAATACATTCTTTCCACAAAGTTCAACTCAGACAGCTATAACTACAGCCTTTTTTGATGCAGCATTTGAATCAACAATATCTCAAAGAGAGTTACAAAATAGTACTATTAAGCAAAGAGACTTGGCCAGGAATGCTCTTCGAAACTATGCAATAGCACAAGGATCATCAAACTCATTTAATGATAACGGCCAGCTGTTTGATAATTTAAATGCAACCCAACAACTACAACTACAACAGGCAGTTGTTGATAACTATAGAGTAGACCCAACACTACAAGGTGCAGCATTTACTAGCACTCTTGAGAATATTATAGGTGGCTAAATGAGTAGTATAACTGATAAAAGTATTAATAAATCATCTGATAGTGCAGCAGAGGTAAAATCATTCTTTGATAGATATTTTTCAAAATCGATATCGATTACAAGCAATGAAGTTGATAGTGTATTAGGATTTTTTAAAAAAAGAAAGTTTGAAGATAATGCAGCTATTGCTGTAACTACAGTATTATTGCAACAAGCTAAATCTGAAAATAAAAATATATTTGAGTTATTAGATAGTTTAAAAGGTTTAGATGAGGTAAAACTTAGTCAGCTGGTAGCTGCTATTTTGAATAATAACAGAAGCAAAGTAAGTGCTCTTGGTTACACAACAGATTATCAGATTGTAACATACGAAAATAGAAACGTTGTATTGTAATGTCGAGGTTTGCACAAGGCAAGTATACATTAAAAAACCCTGAAAAATATGTAGGCGGCAGAACTCCTACTTATAGAAGTAGTTGGGAATTTGCTTTTATGCGTATGTGCGATACAAACGAAAATATAACAAAATGGGCTAGTGAAGCAGTTCGTATTCCTTATAGAAATCCACTAAGTGGAAAACACACTATATATGTTCCTGATTTCTTTATAGTATACAATGATCGTACAGGTAAACAACACGTTGAACTAATAGAAGTCAAGCCAGCAAATCATACATTTAAAGAACAACTAGGCAACAGCAAAGTAAACAAGTTACACTATGTTGTTAATCAAGCAAAATGGGCAGCAGCTAGAGGTTACTGTAAACAAAAAGGAATGCTATTTAGAGTTGTTAACGAAGGAGATATTTTCCATCAAGGCAAACGTAGATAAATAATAGTAGCATATTATAGGTGTTATTATGACAAAGAAACTTGAAGAAATGTTGAATCTTCCAGATAACGAAGATATTAAACAAGAAGTACAACAACAGGCAGTTGTTGCACAAGAAGAAACTTTTAGAGATATTGCAGAGTTTGACAAGATTGCAAGTGCATTGCCAGCTGTTAAAGGACTTGGCCAAAAAGCAGACGACGAACTCGAAGACATTGCATCACGTGCATTGGAAGCATATGACGATTTAATGGATTTAGGAATGAATGTTGAATCACGTTACGCAAGCAGAGTATTTGAAGTTGCTGGCGGAATGCTTAAAACATCATTAGATGCTAAGGTTGCTAAAATGGATAAGAAACTAAAAATGATTGACTTGCAACTTAAAAAAGAAAAAATGGACAAAGATAGTAACCCTGGCGATGGCGGCGTAGTTAACGGGGAAGGATATGTTGTCTCAGATCGTAATAGCCTTTTAGAGAAGTTAAAAGGCATGAACAATGATAAATAGTAACATAACGTAGGATACAATAATGAAAAACTTTGCTGATTATTTGACTGAAAGTAAAAAAACATACGAGTTCAAGATTGGTGTAGCTGGTGAGCTGCCTGAAAACTTTGAAGATATGCTTGAAACCAGTTTACAAAAATACGGATGCTCGCAAATTGCAGCTGGTAAAAAAACACCAATACAAGAACGTCCACTAGACTTTCCACAGTTAGAAAACTGCGAAGCTACATACTTTGAAATAAGTTGTACATATCCAACAACAGTGCAAGTACTTCAAGAGTACATCGGACAGTGTTGCGGAGTCAAACAAAGTCATATTATTGTACGTAATCCAAATGAGCCACAAGAGCTGTATCAAGAAGAAGTGTCTTCTGATGTATATGTTGCAAAGCTAACAGTTGAAGAACTCGAAGGCGAAAGCGCACAGGATATGGCAGGCGAAAATAGAGTAATGGACCTGCTGAAAGAATTAGAGACAGCTCGTAAAGAACAGTCAGGAGACTAATATGAAAAAAGTAAACGAAGCTAATATGAACATTAGTGTAAATGGCGAAAGCGCATCGGAAGTATCAGAACTACTGCGCATTATGCAACTAGCAGGTTCTGATGCAAAAGAAGTTGATATTGATGATATTAATCAAAAAATGTTACCGAGTCCAGAAGATGACGGCCCGTGTGATGTATGTGGCGGCGATCATGGTCCTTCAGATCTTATGGCAGGCTGCGGCGGCAAGTCGTCAAGTGAAACAATGGCAGACACTATCAGAATGATTTCAAAAGAAGAAGATGATTATGATGGTAACTTTGGTGATGCAACTACAGAACCAGATGACGAATATATGAGATCAAATGCAGGCGATGTAAGTGACATGATTCCAAGTGGTGACGACTTACACAAAGAAAAAGGATCATATCCAGCAACAGCAGGTGGCGACAATCCAATGAATACTAGAGAAAGTATTCATGCAATGCTTACAAAAGCACTTGCTGAAAAACAAGCATCAAAAGAGCCAAAGCCAGACTTTCCAGACTTAGATGGCGACGGCAACAAAGAAGAGCCAATGAGTCAAGCTATTGCACAGCGTGATGGCGAAGATGAAGACGAAGACAAAAAGTCTAAAGGTATCAAAGCAATGATTGATGCTGGTAACAAAAAAGCAGATGCAGAAGTTGCTGAATATGATGTTCCAAGTAACTTTGAAAACAAGCACAAAGACATCAACAATCTTGGACGCAAAATGATGGACATGAGTTCAAATATGTCAGGAACTGATGATACTAGTTTAATGATGGCAAATGCACTTTCAAGACTTGGTGAAGTATTAGCTGAGTTTGGTGGCAGCGGATTTGCTGCTAACAACATGAACGATGTCATTAAAAAATCATCTTTGAACAAAGAGATTGTTCAAATGCTAATGAAAAAAGCCAAAGAAGAAGATTAAGAACGTTCTACCGACTGAGCGAACGGACCCAAATAGCACCTACGGGTGCTATTTTTTTCTATAAATAATATTATGGCAGCATCATTAGACGGCGTCTTAATCAAAAAGGCGAATAGAAAAGAAACATTTACAGAAGAACAAATAGCAGACCTTTTGGCCTGCATGGATCCGGATACAGGATACTTACATTTTTCTCG